CTCTGCGCATCCACAGTAAGCATGCCTGCTCAAGCATTTCCACAAGCCATCGTTCACCGTAGTAGCCACGGTATAGCTCGGCCACTGTCTCATGGTACGGCTTATCGTTAGTGAGCAGCAGGTTCGCTGTCACCTCGCCTACTGGCTTGAGTGCTGGCTTACCCTTGGCATCCACAGTCTTGAACTTGGGTAGGCCGGGGATATGGTCAGCACCGTCACCATGTAGCATCTGTAACCAGAACCACCGAGGCCCGTACTGCTTCTCGTTGAACACGCTGTCCAGTGCAATGATGCTCGGCGCTAGCTCACGGTGAACATACATGCTACGCTTGTAGCCCACATGGTGCATCCTGTGACTGACCCAATCAAGGTGCCAGCCGGGGATCATACGCATGTCCTTGTCCTGTGTGTAGTGCACCACCTCGTCAGGGTAGTTATAACCCCACCAACCGAACAGGTCATCAGCCTCAGCGACAGCGGTAGTCTCAAGCTCAAAGGGGAGCCTTCCACTTTCCATCAACTCTCTGAGGTATTCCCAGTTCTTAGGTCGCCTGCTGCCAGCACGTTGTCCTTGGTATGGCTTCACTCGGGCTATCGCATAACGATGACCCTTGTTGCTACCGGACTCGGTGAGCAAAATCCGTATGGACTTAGCGCCCACCACACGCCTAGCAGAATCCAGCTTAGCGATCAGGTTCGACTTTGCCTGCCCCACTGATGTATCGTCATTGCCGCCGCAGTAATAGGCTAGCCCATCACCGTCAGCAAGCAGCTTGCGATCCAGTGTAATAGGTACTGAACCGCAAGCCATCGGTGAGGCACCCGCCGCTGCTGCTATCGCCGCTGCGAAGGGTGTGTTCATTAGACGATACCGCCTAACGAATCAGGAGCAGGTGCACTAGCGGGTGCCGCTGCTGCTGGCGCTGGTGCTGCCCCGGCTTCGGGGTTGTCATCAGGATCAAGGCCATCCTGTTCATGCACGTCAGGGATGTCGATCTTCGATCCGTTGGCAAGCAGCAGTAAGTGGATCGGTGAGCCGTCGAAGTTAACCGCACCCAAGATTTTGTTCTGGAATACGTTCTTGCTCCTGCCCGGTGTGACCACGCCTGTCTTGTCATCCTTGCGCTCAGGGTATGTGCCGTCAATGAACAGGCTAGCCCACTGGTTGAGGTCGGCCTGCTGCCACAGGAAGCAGCGCAGTTCGCTGAGTGCTGGTGGCACAGCCACATCAACCCAGCCTGTCTCGCTGTCTTCATCTTCCTTGCGGGGTGGGGCAATGGTGTAGCCAGCAGCGTTACGCAGTACCGCAGTGGTACGATCCTTGCCGTCCTTGCCCTTCCACACATCGTGGATAATCTCGCCCTTGAACCCTTCGCCCAGCAGTTGCACAATGTGCTGTGCATCTTGGCGGTAGTTCATACGCTGGAACAGCTTGAAGAAGTTAGCCTTCTCGTTCAGGCTATACGACTCGGTAACGCTGATGCGGTGCGGAATCTTCGTACCGTCCGAACCATCGCGGGGTGGGTGGCGCTTGCCCACCAGTTCAAAGATCAGCTCAACCTGTTCCTTCACACCGGGCACGCCCTTGTATGAAGTCTTCTGTTTGCCAATCTCGATGTAGCCAATGAAGCGCAGCAAGCATGGGCCAGCAGCCGGGGCTTCATAGTCCCCACCAGCTACCGACTTGGTTTGGTCAGCGCCCTCGGCTACAGCCTTAGCGCCTAGTGCTTTGAAATCAATTGCCATAATGTTTCCTATCAATCGCCAGCAATATGCCAGCAGGTAAGGCCGTTAAGCCGATGTACTCCACGTTGGGAGTAGCTTGGTTAGGACGATGCAGTAGCGACTGAGCATTAGCTAGGTCACTTGCTGATACTATCGCCACTGTGTCCTCGCTCGTTACTCTATACACATTCACTTCATTGCCTCTCCCTTTCAAATGATGGCACATAGCCACCCATTAACTGCTCACGCAGTTCGATGCGCAGCGCTGCTGCACGTTCTTGCAAGCCGGGGATATGCTTCTCTTCCATCATGCTCTTGCCCCAGCTAGTCTCGCTCGGCACTGGCACCGGGATAGGCCAGTCGAATGTCCACTCGATGAATGCGCTAGCCGACTCCATGCAAGCATGAAGCAACGCGGCTACCTCAAATGCCACGCTGTCATCAGCGTCAGCATACAGCGCATCGTGCACTTGGTTAACCAGCAGACCCAGCCCACCGAAGTTACGGCGTGCATAGAAGGCACGCACTGTCAGGTACATCGCAGCCTTAGCCCACTCACCGCCTGTACCCTGCACCACATAGTTGCGAATCTCAGTTGGTGAGAAGCTGGACAGGATGCCCTTCTTCACTAGGTAGTCAGGGCTGGCAGACTCAACGTAGCTATACAGCTTGCCATCCGGTGTGCGGAAGAAGCTAGTGCCGAGGTTGCAGATCACACCGGGGAACTCAGGGTGTGGTAGGTTGCGTCCCGGCCTACGGCTTAGCTTGATGGTCTGAGTGATAGCCAAGTAATACTCTGGTATCTCAGGGTAGCGGTTGTTGTCTGCCTCACGCAGCCGAGCCACCTCCTCCACCGCCATGCCAGTAGCAGCAGCGATAGCCTTGTCGCCAGCACCGAAGGCTGACTGGAAGCTGTACTCCTTGGCAGCGGTACGCTTGTACTTCCACTCCTTGAGGGCCAGCACCTCATTGCCTTGTGCATCAACGTAGCCCTTAGCCAGCTTGACCACCTCCTCGTAGGGCATGTTCTCCTTAGCGGCAAGCCGCACGCAGTGCATGTCAAGACCAGCCAGTAGGTCAGTGATAAGCTGCTTGCACTTGGTGAGGATAGCCTGCACATACACCTCAAGGGCAGAGAAGTCAGACTGAATTATGTAGCCCCGTGGTATGTAAACCATGTTGCCATAGTCATCCGTGATGTACTTGCCGAACCTTGATTGGAACAGCGTCTTCACGTCCGACTTATTACCCTTCGGAATGTTCTGCAAGTTGGGGTCACTTGATGACAACCGCGCCGTGATGGTGCTAGTCATGTTCAGCTTATGATGGATGATGCCTTGTGCATTCACCAACGTCAGCATGCCTGTCTGCTTGCCTGTCTCCGCATCAGTCCTGATGTAGTAGGTGCCCAAGTCCTTAGCCATACCCATGAGGTCGGCGTACATCTTGAGGAAGGGGATGCCCCGCTGCCCAAGCTCTTCGACTACCTCGCTGCTCGTTGACCACACTCCGGGGTCAGCGCCAGCCCACCGCTTCTCGGGCTTGGTGTAGCCGGGGAAGGAGAAGGGCCGCTTAACCATACGCGACTTGGGCTTGGTGATGTCATCAACCTTAACCTTCTTGGTCTTGTACTCGCCAGCGTTCTTACCACCCTTGAACTGTGCATACTTCTCAGTGCTGACTGCATCGAACGGGTGCTCGAAGGTGGTGCCGCCATCATCTAACACCCACGCCACTGCATCAGCCTGAGCATAGGCATACTGTGCGCTGCCTAACTCGGGCGGCGCTGTCCATGTGGTCGTGCCGTCCTTGAGGTCGTACTCCCGGCTGTCGTACTGCACAGTACCGCCGAAGAATAGGGCACTGCGCTGGATAGGCGAGCCCCAGTTGAAATCAAATGGCAAGTCCTTGGGTAGGTACAGGGCCAGCCCGGTCGTGGCCTCAGCGACCGCCTGCTCAAGCAGAGCAGCCAGCCTCAGACCCTCGGTGCGCTCGATGAACATGCCATTGCGCTCAGCCTCTACGGTGTAGAGCAGCGCACCCATGTTCAGGAGGATGCTGTTAAGTTGGCCTGCTTGCCGTGCACGGTCGATCTGTGCAAGGGCAATGCGCTCTGTGTTCTCAACGTCACCCAGTTGGAACTCACCATTCTCATCAGGCCCACCGCACAGGTAGCGGGTAAGCAACTCGGGGTCGATGTCGGGTGTGTTGATACCCGCCGCCCATAAAGCCTTGACCTCATCTACCTTGATGTTGCCACCATAGCGCGGGGCTACCTCGTCAAGCGATAGCATCTGCTCACTCTTAGCCATACCGTTGAGTAGGTACTCAGCAAGCTGGCAGTCCCACACCCGGCCACCGCCAGCCACGTAGTCCATCCATGCTTCAAGGTTGTCGCTATCTTGCAGCGCATGAAGCAAGTCAAACTTAATGTTGAACCCTATGAGCAGGCGTGTCCCGTTAAGAACAGGGCGCAGCCAACCCACACGAGGACGATCACTACCAAAACGGTGCTCTTCAACCGCTCCTCCCTTCTTCTTGAATCCATGTGTCACCACCCAGTTGTTAGGATCAAACGGGTTTGCCTTCCGTTTGAAGCTAGTGTTAATAGTAGTCTCAGTATCCCAAGTGCAGTAGGTCATAGTGCTCCTTTGATGTGTGCTTCGATAGCACGGGCAAACGCAAAGTGTGGGCCACTTTCGTTGAAACCTAGCGCTGCCGCTATTGCTTCAATCTGCTCATCTGTCAGTGGCTGCTGTGCTGGTGCTGTTGGTGCTGTTGGTGCGTGTGTGTAGAGTTGCGTCCCAACCGCAAGTTGCACTCGCGCATCTTGGTCAAGTATGGCTTTGACGCGACCGAAGTCGTTATCATCTTCGACAACAGAGCCGACAGGCTCCTGCCGTTCAGCCTGCTCGATGGCTTGGCTCATACTCCTGCCTCCTTGTAACGCCCACGCTGGGAATCAAAGAACACTTCTTGGGCAGGGCTACCCTTCTTACCAGTGCGTACCAGCTTGATCTTGGT